TAATATAATAAAAAGGTGGTAAATATGAACGAACAAATACTAGCAAAAAGATTAAAAGAACTTAGGGAGTCTATGAACTTAACACAAAGCCAATTTGGAGATTTAATAAACGTAGCTCAAACTACACTTTCTTCATATGAAAACGGATCAAAAACACCCAATATTGATACTTTGTACAATATCGCAATAAAATGCAATATTTCTATAGATTGGCTTTGCGGACTTTCTGATATTCATAAAACAAAAGATTTCTCATCATATTCTGATATTTTCAACTTAATAGTAAATATCTGTAAATCTATTCATATTGACATAGAAGAGTATCATTACTCTCAAGATGAATACGATATGTCTTTAATAGTCAAAAATCCTATATTAAATGAATTTTTAACAAAATGGTCAAAGGTAAAAGCTATTTATGACGATAAAACAATTGATGCAGATACTTACGAAATTGTTGTTAAATCATTAATTGATAAATATACTACTGATACTTTAAAATATGATAATTTTGTAATAGATGATATGCACTTTAGCTTCCTCTCAAATGAGTAGGAGCTTTTTTTATTTTTTATATCATTTCATATCTTTTCATACTGTTTCAATAGTGCTAACTATAATTGAAATTAAACATAAAGAATTATTGAAAAAAGTACGTAATTATCAAAGAATTTTAGAGAGCGCAAAATTGCGCCCTCAGGATTTCTTTATCCGTTTTTCCTGCTATTGGTTGACTAATGAATAGTTTCATTTATAACATTCTCCTATTCAAAAAATACCCAGTCATCCGCTAACATATCTGTTTGTGATGGTGCCCAAGGTACAATATTTTTCTTTGCATCTGGATTATCAGTTTGCAAATTAGATGAATCTATACAAACAAAAGGATTTGTTGTTGCATCTGTTTCACATAAATGAATAAAAATTCCTTTACCATTCCAACCTTTTCTAGCAAGCTTCATTCCTCTTTTTAGATATTTGATAGCTTCATCAAAACCAAAAGTAACTTCTCCTCCTAATTCTGGGCATTTTTCTTCATCAGCAAGAATCCATCCATCATCAAGAATATTGGATAACGTATAAATGACTCTTTCAGTTTCTCTAATATCCATTTCTTTGCCTTCTTTGGTATGCATGATTACTGTTTTCTTTTCATCATCCCAATACCAATAACCACCCCAAGATGGGAGCTTAATTTTTTCTCCGCTTTGCATAAGCTTAAACGCTCTTTTAAATTTCATATTTTTTCTCCTTTTTTACTAAAAAATTTCTAAAATAAAAGCAATTATCATAATTAAACCGAAAATAAAAAGTGGGATAAGAATTTTACATAACCCACAAATAAATAGATCAATAAATTTCAAAGCAATTAAAAGAATGAATAATACTTTGATTACAGTTTTCATATCATATCTCCTGATTTTGAGCAAAAGAAAAAGCCAACTTTCGTTGACTTATTATTTACTGTCCTTGTTCCCAAGCCCATTTTTTAGCTTTCTCGTATGCATCAATTGCTTCTTTAGGCACATTTTCTAAATTGCCTTTTGCAATTTGTTCATAGTAAGGGTTAAAAATATCAAATAATTTATCAATTTCCTCTGGGAACTCTCTATAAACCATGTTATTATCAATCCTTTCTTCTCTTCCATGCACAATATTCAGCTTCAACTTCATCATATCTATGCAATCTATACATTTTTTCTGCATATTTACTTATCTCACCTACATTATAATCATTTGCTATCGGTAAGTATATCTATACTTTTAATTTCATTTGCCATAATTTCATAAGAGCCGTTATCAGAATAAGGAATTTCTATACTTGCAACTTCAGGATCATTATCAATCGCTCTGGTAAAACCTTTAACAATACCCTTTATGACTTCACCTGTGGTACATTTTACCTTTACTTTTTTTCCAAAATATCCCCATAATTCTTTTTCTGTCATATGTTCCTTACTCCTTTCTTAATGTAGGCACTAAATGCGTTCCTTTATCTTTACTGTAATGAATTATGAATCTATGTGTTAATATTAAATTTCCATCAATATCAATAACATATCCTTCCATGTTTTCATCAATAATAAGCTCTTTATTATTCCAATTTCCATTTACTGTTCGTTGTATAATTCCTTTGCCTGCGTGTGTCGAAATACATTGCTGAATTTCTTCCATTGTAGCATTAGAAATATAACTTCTTCCTTTAATATAATTATTATGACCTAAAATATGCTTCCCTTGCTGTCCTTCTCGCAAAGATAAATTATATGTCTTAATAATCTCATTTTGAAGATTTACATTTTTAACATCTAATTGAATTGCTTTGTATCTATCAATATCAGTATACTTCATATTTTGATACTCTTCTATGCTTTTTGGCATAATTGAAGATTTTAATATTTTTGAAAACATTTCAAATTCTTTTTTATCAGAATTGAAACTAGTTTTTTTGAGTATTTTTAAAGCTTCTTCTGTGCTGCGTTCAGCCATGACTACTTTCTCTCTTGGATAAGCCTTTTTAAGAACGTTATCAATACCATGTTCTTTCTTGAAGTGAATGTTGCTATCTTTAATGAATTGAGAGCGTTTATCTTGCCATTCTCTAATCTTTTTAGCTTCTTTGGTGGAATCTACACCGCATTCATCAAGAATATTCTTTCTTTTCTTCCAAGAACGAATCTGACGTTCATAATATCTTTGCTTTTGTTCTAGCTCGTATTGATCATCATTCCTGTTCTTGTCAAATTCTTCGGTATCAACCAAATTGTTCTTATACTCATAATCAGTAACTTCATAAAAAGAATGTCTACAGTTTGCTCCACCTAGGCCATCAACACGGCCGTATCCCGTTGCTTTTTTAAAATTTTGTAGACCTTTTACAGGAGTATGAAGATAAAACAACTTACCTTGCCATTCCTGATGGGATGGTCGAGCACCTCCATGACTTGAAGTCTTTACAATGTTGATGCCCAATTCTTTGCAGTTATCCATTTTAAACTTCAAAGACGTTTGATTGACACCACTTGTAACTGCTCTTTTAACTGCAGCATCCATTGAAGTTGTATGATCAGTATAACCAACTACTTCGATACCTTTTTGAGAAAGCTTTCTGATTGATGATTCAATGGCCTTGTCAGCATTGTTTCCTGCAACGATTCTAGAATATGCTTCATCACATGCTTTTATAAATTGCTTGTTTGTGCATTTTCTTGAAATGTTGCAAAGGTTTTTGATTTCACCTTGAGTATCCTTGATACCTTTATTCAAATTCTTATTTGACCTGTTCAACATGTCTTTTTTAGAAGTTTGAGCATCAGTATCTTTCAATCTTGAAAAGATATTGCTTACTGTCATTGCTATTCCATTTTTGATAGCTGTTTTTACTTTGCTTTGAGACGATTTCTTGACCTTTTGAAATTCAGTACCCGAATATTCAAAAAACTCTCTACAAGCCTTATTTTTCCATTTTGGATACTCTTCTTCGATATCTTCTAAAGATGCAAGATTTCTTAAACGCAAACCCATCCAAATTAAAAGAAGAGTTTCTAATGTGCTGAAGTCATTTGAGACATCATCACCCGACTCTTCTAAAAATTTATCAGTTAACATTTACATCCTCTTCTGTATCGTCATCTTCATCATCATATTCAATACCTTCATCAGAATTTTCAGCAACTTCTCTTTTTGCTTCTTCTTCACTCATGCCTTGCCATTTGACTTTGTATTTCCATTCAGGCATCAAACCAGCATTGACTTCTTGAAGGTCGATATTTCTTTGTTTTTCAGTATCGGTCAAGATACTGTCTCCCCAGTCAGTTTCAACAACGCATTCCATAGACTTCGATTTACCCATTCCAATAGCATAAACATTCATTGCATACGCTACATCTTCAAGTACAGTGTTTAAATTGTCTTGAATTGCTGAAACAGTATCATATTTTCTTTGTTTAGATGACTTGATTTCTTCTGCAGTTTTATCGACTTGCTGTGGATCGCTTAAATCCCCATACGATAAACCACATTCGAACTCAATTCTCTTTAGAATATCATTGAATCCTGCAGCATAATTAGCATCTCTTAATTGAGGTGCGTGTACTTTGATTAAATCATTGATGTTAGTTGTTTGTCCTGAAGGATTATCAATATCATATGTTCTGTACAATCTTTTCTTTCCTTCAGGAAGTTTTGGCTCATGGGTGTGTGAATCAATTTCAAATGCGTCACCAGAAGCCTCAACAGCCATTTCACCAGCAATAAACTCCCAAATATATCTGCTGTATTGTTCCTCTGCATCTTTAATCAGATTGATTGCCTTGACATAGCATGGTACACCAAGAGGGGACATTTTATCAATTGTATTGATGACAGGTGTTTTAAGGTAAGAAAAAAGTGGCCTGTCAACGCCACCAATCTCAAAATGTTCTTCCAAGTCTTTCCACTCAGGAACAGTATCCAATGGAATTTGATTGCCAAAATCCGTATAGAAATTGTAATTTCCTTGAGAATAATCTTTTTTCATAAATGCATAGTTTTCAAACGTATTTACTCCATTTTCATATTTTTGATATTCTAATCGAGTATACACGTTTTTGCCTTTAAAAATCTGTTCTACAAAGATACCTGCGGTGATTTTCTTTCTTCCATTAAACGTAACAGGAAAAAACTTATCAGCATGTACAACATCAACAAATATTTGATTGTCACTTACATATGGCTTAAAAACAACACCGCCTTCGCCTAAAGCCCATTGAAGATTTTCATTCATATCTTTGATGAATTCTTGATATTCCTGATTGACAAAATCATTTGATATGACTTTTGATATCAATTCTCTTGTTGAAGTTTTAGAAAGTTCCTCACAGATTCCTTGTGCCAATGCTAATGATTTGACACCTTTTTCTTCACTTAGCCAAGACTGCTTGTTTTCTAAAATCTTATTCCATAAATCAATTGAATTGACCATGTCATTCGACATTGCAATATCGATATCGAAAAATTTATTTATATCTTTTGTTGCAAACATTCTGTTCTTAATCCTTTCTAGAAATTTCTTTATTGCTGTAAACACTAATCATCCTCACCACCTTCATTCTTCTCGACATCAGGAAGATATCTTTTAATGTATTTCCAAATGCCCATGATGTAATATCTCAATGCATCCATGCAGTGATCATCATCTTTTACTGGTTTTTCAGCACCACTTTCAATGCTTTTTTTATCATAGCTGTAAATAACGATTTCATTCAAAAGCATTTCCTGACGTGCACTAAACAGTACTTTTTGAAATGCTATTGCTTTTTGGACTCTTGAAATCCCTAATTTGACATCATTTTGAGCACCTCTTATTTTGATAAATGGACAGGCTCTTTTGATTTCTTCAGCAAGCCCTCTTGCACTTGGATCAATATAAAGACTTTGTGGATACTGACCAAATTCTTCTTTGATTTTTTCACACATCTTCTTGAATTTAAAAGCATACTCGCTAGGTGTCAGCTGTTTACCACTTTCACGCCCTGAATGATAGAATTCATCAAGTCCAAAAACAGTTTTCTGTGTGGGGTTGAGTCCCCAAAACTCAAATACTGTTGCATTCATTTGACCATAGTCGCAAGATGCATCAATCCTTGTAATTCCATTTATTTCATCATTTGTAAGATTTCTGTCCAAAACATGTTTATCTTTATCGAACATATAATAAATGATTTCATCCAGTCCGATTGATATCCCCAGCCAAATCCAGTTGTACATTCTTTCATCGACTTTTTTCATTTCCATTGCTGATTGAATAAGCTTTTTACCAAGCCACTTTTCTGGAACATCTCTATAATCAACATGGATATGAATGCAGTCACTACGTTTTTCCATCTTTTTGACCCATTTAAAAATGGATGCGTTAGGATTTTTAGGAGGGTTGAAATAATACTCCATACAGAATTCATCATCATTACCACGTACGAATGTCGCTTCTATGTTGGATATTTCATCTTCTCCTTGGCCACGTTCAAAAAACTCGGTCAGCTCATCTAAAATAACAAGTTTGATAGGCTTTTCTTCATCAATGATCCCTTTTGTGTCATCGATAGAGTCGTTCCCTGTAAAATAAACCGAATTACCATTTTTAAGATATGTAATCTTCATTGGATTCTTTCTTATCTTGAACTGTTTTTTCTTCAATCCTAGGCGTTTGATTGCTCGTTTGAATTCATTGTAGACAGTCTTAGAAAGCTTATTGTGAAACTTTCTCATAACAATTACGGAGCATTCATCTTCGCTTACAATCTTATAAATCCCATGAATAGCAGCATAACTTGATTTGGTACCAGCACGACCACTGTCCATAATCTTGTGAACATGTGAAATATCGTTGAAACATGTCAAAAATTTTGGAATGACAATATCTGAAATACGAACCTGTTTTTTCTTAAATTGGTGCATCATTTATGATTTCAACTCCATCATCTTCTTGATCATTCGTATTCAATTGTTTTTTCAATACTTCAATCTTGAGTTTTTGTTCTTCGTTGGCCATGTTCAAATGACTTGATAACCATTCGAGAGCTCTAAGAGAATCTGACATTTTAATTGCCTTTCCATCCAATTCATCGGAATCTAAAAAAGCAATATCAATGTATCTTTGAACAATATCGTTAGGATCCAAAAGAATATCAGTATATAACTCTTGCTTTAGTCTTTTAATTTCTTCTTGGATTTCAGGTTTTTTAAACCATCTTGATGCCATGACACAAGCACTGTTATATTTAGCTTTGGGTTTGACTTTTAAATATGCTTTTACTTTATTGTGATACTTTAGATAATAAAGACAAAATAGCTGATGTTCTTCATCCAGCTCACTTGTTTCTACTATCTCTTCAGCTATTTTTTTGCATTCTTTTTTGGTGTGCACACTTTTATTTTGGTGTGCACCCTTTTTCTTCTTTTTGGACCACTCATAACGTCGTGACCATGATTTGACAGTATTAATAGTTGTATCGTATTTTTTAGCGATTTCTTTCTGTTTCATACCGTTTTTGTAATCTTTAAAAGCTAACTCGTGTTTTTCCAAATCATGTCACCACCTCCATTGTTTTTTTAAATAAACATGTTATCTAAATGAAATTGTTTAATATCTTTCCATTTAGCAATCTCTTTTTGATAATTAACTTCGATGTTTTCAAGATCATCGAACATGTCTGCAATTTTATCTTGAATTTGCCTATCAGTATGTATTTCTAAATTCATGAATTTAAATACTTCAGGAACAATATTCAATCCCGTTTGATAAACACTTAAGAAAGAACCCATATTCATATTTAAAATGAAATAAAGATATCTAGGATTGATATCTTTATTCTTTAACATCATTACTCCATATTTAGCATTTGCAGGACCTGATTTATTCATATATTGCATTTGGCCACGCGTGGCTGACAGCTGTATTAAAATACTTCCTGCAGGATATAATTTATTTTTCTTCGAACGTTCAATTTCAACTAAGTCTAGCAAATTCATTTTCTTATGTTCTTTCAATTTAGCCTCTTTGTTAATGAACTCATAAATTCTTTTTAATGCATTCGAAATGTCATGAGTATAACGATTATTTAAGTGCTCAATCAATTTCAATTTGCTTTCCTGATATTCTAGAGGTCCTTGAAGTTCATCAAACATTTTAGCAAGTTCCATATCCACGTCATGTATTTCATCCTCTAATCTTGTGATTTCTTCTATTGTTGCTCTTAAATCAATAGGTTCGTGTTCTTCAAAAGTATCAACGTATCTTGGAATATTCAAATTAAAATCATTGTTTTTTATCTCATCATAATTTGTAATATGACTATATTTCAAAAAATCATTATTACTATTGTATGAAGAAACAATCTTATCAATATGCTCTTTGGAAAGTTTATTTTGCTTGCCTTTGTTGACAAATTCTTTTGATGCATCTATAAACACAACGCCTTTTTTATCTCTATTTTTCTTTAAGACTAAAATACAAACTGGAATAGTTGTATTGAGAAATAGCTTTTCAGGAAGACCAATAACTGCATCTAAAAGATTGCTTTCTATTAGCCTTCTTCTTATTTGTTCTTCTTTTCCACCTCTAAACAAAACACCGTGAGGTAGAATAAAATACATTGATCCATTTTCTTTCAAATGTGATAATGCGTGCAAAATAAAAGCATAATCCGCTTTAGCTTTTGGAGGAATACCAAAATCAATGAATCTCTTATCATCTTTAAAGCTTTCCACATCATCAAATTTCAAAGAATATGGTGGATTACTGATTACTGTATCAACTTTGAAATCATCATCCATACTATCAATAATTTCAATATTGCTAAATTTACCATCATTTTGAATTTTGTAATATGCTTTGAATTTATTAGTAAGTACATCACCGTGGCGAACATAAGCATTCATTCCTCTTATTGATAAATTAAAAAGGAGCATCATCATTGAGTTATCTGATAGCTCCTCTAAATAAAATGTTCTATTCTTATTTGATTGCCACATAGAAATTGTTAAACCACCAATTCCACAACAACAATCAAAAACGATTTCTTGATTCGAATTATTTGTTTTATTTAATTCGCACAATAATTTACAAATACAATCAGGTGTGTAATCTTGCATCATGCCTTTTCGATTTGCTTGCTCTTCTTGAAAATAGTTAGTGAACCAATCATATGATAAATCATTTTCAATTTCTAAGAATTTATTAAATATCTCTTCTCTTTTACTTTTGTCGAAAAGAACACTTTTCAAAGCTCCATGTAATTGAAACGCCTCTTTAATCCCTAATATAGAATTAATATCATTTGTTGTAATCATATGACTGTCTCCTTTTTGTTTTTGAAAAAGAAAAAAGCTCCCATAAGGAACTTTTTTCAAGGGGTTTAACCAATATGTCTGAACTGTGATTTTAAATTAAATGGGATTGTTTCATTTCTTTAAAAACCACAATAGCATAATAACATGGAAATAAGGGTTCATTCTAGGTCCACTTTAGGTCCATTTAGGGCTCACTTTGGGTTCAAATTGGGTTCACTTTTAATAAAAAATTATCATTTGTGATAAAAATAAAAAGCACTTCATATAAAAAGTGCTTAATATGTAGTTATTTAATTTTCAGGAATTGTTATAGTTTTATTTTTTATGTACTCTTCAAATATTTCTTTATCCATTGTCATTACCTGTGAAAAAAATAAATTTTTAAACATTTTTAATTTGAAACGAACAATTGGTTGACCAGACTTATTGCTTATATGGTTTAGAATTATATCTTTACTAACAGAAGGGTTGATTTCTTTAGGCTTTAGCAAATATACATATTCATTATGATGTTCATAAGCTTCAGGAGAAAGACCTCCTGAAGAATTTTTATTATAAACTAAAATAAACATTGAATTATCTCTAAAATACTCAGGGCTAATATTATCTTTAAAAACAATAGATGAGACGCTACTTGTTATTTTATTCCTTACCTGCTCTTTATCTATTTCACCATTTTTAAATTCTATTAAACAATATTTTCCGTCCAGTAAACAAAATGCATCCACAGAATTTGTCTTTGCTGCTTTAGCGTATATTGCTTTTAAATAATCTTCTAAAAAAGTATCAAACTCTATAGCTGGTGCAGTTGAGGATGTCATCACTACTGGATTACCATCTTTGTCTTTATGAGATGTATCAGCAGAAATTTGAGATAAAGTACTAAGATACTGGTCATACTTAATCATTTTCCATAACCTCAGCTTCTAAATCAGCTAATTCTTGAAATGGTTCTGCTAATTTTTGAAATATTTTCTCAGTATTTCTTGTAACATCTTCAAAAATCACCATATTACTATCATTTAAATTACTTAAATAATATTTACATTTATCTGCAATTTCATATTTTGCAGAATAAACTTCGATGGCATTGATAAAATATGGACTATGCGTACTAACTAAAATATGAAGATTTAATATTTTTTGTAATTTAACTAGCATTTCAGCATAATTTAATTGCCATTTAGGATGCAAATGTATTTCAGGTTCATCTAAAATAATTGTACCTTTTTCTTCAAGTTTACCACATTCAATTAACCTTAAAAGAACAGACATACCTTTTAAGCCACTAGATAATGATTGTAATTTAAACCCATCTTCTAAATCACTACTTTTAAATTTGATTTCATCATCTTCTTCAATAAAATCACCGTTAACTATTTCTTTTAATTCTTCTTGCAATGTTTGCAAATTTTTTCTATTTACTATTTCCTCATACATATTCGTATTTTGTACATCATTTCTTAATAAAAAAGATAATTTCTCATTATGATCTAAATAATTCAATCTTGATTGCATAATATGAAAAGAACGATTTAAATAATCTATAACATTAGGATCATCATAATATATAGCTTGCTTACTTAGTGGAATGTACTTATAAACATTAAATTCATCATCGTGTTGATGATAAGTAAAATGAATACAATCATTTTGAATTTGTAAATTAACACTCATATCTTTTTTTGTATACAATGATGAGATAGAGCCTATCTCTCTCAGAATATTATTTGCTAAAAACGTTTCAATTTCTTCAATTTTTTTTGTAGATAATATCTCATATGAATATTTTGCATAATCATCCATATCATGGATTGTAGCACCTAAATCTTTTATTATTGTACATAATTTGTTTTCATATTCTTCTAATGTCATATCAATATTAAATTGATCGATTATATGATGTACAATTTCACGTATGACTTCTCTTACTTTTTTAAAGCTAAAAAGATCATCTTGAAAATCTAAATACCTTTCTAGTCTTCTTGATAAAGCGTTTATTTTTATGGAATTTAATTTTTTCTCTAATTCAAAAAAAGTATCAAATGTAGAATATAGAACTTTGCTAACAGTACTTTTCCCTGTCCCATTTTCACCTGCAATTACTGTAATTCCATTTATTTCTATATCAGCATTTGCAATCTTAGCAAAATTTTCTATGTGAAGTTTCATGTCCAAACTCCTTTCTTTTTTTTATATTAATA